CCGCCCTAGTAGAGATACTAGAAAGCGGGGGCTTTTCTTGTTTTCTAAGCAGTTCCCCTGCTACTTAGATAACTCTTGTGCCACTTGGAGGATTTTATCTGGTCGTATCAGATATCCCTTTGAAGGGTTAGGTTCTATATTACAGGTAATAGGATGGCCCCAAAGGGTAACTGCCCTTCTAAGCGTGTCGGTTAATACTATAAACACATTACCTTCTAAAACAAATGCCCAGTAGTTAGCCTTAGTTGAAGATAAACCAGATGGATACCACTCGTTATTATTATATGACCAGCATACTGTTTCTATGTATAGGTTACCAGTATCTTTCCACTTAAGGTCTGTCTTAACCTCAATGGTTTTACCATTAGTTAGTAGTTGATTAACCAGTGACTCACCTTCATGGCCAACTGATAAATCTAAATCGAAATCAGATAGTTTGCTCATAAGTTATGTCATCAAATACAGAGGCTGGAACAACTGTCTTACCAACTATTCCACGTTTACTTCTGTATGTATCCCTTTCATCTTTAGTAGTTCCTGCCCACAATCCGTGGACTAGGTGTTCGATTGCATAGTCAAAACATTCGACTCGTACTGGGCAAGTGTTGCACATTCTTTTTATAAAATCAAGGTGGCTGTAGTTTCCTTTTTCTTCTGTAAAGAATAGTTCTACATCAAGACCTGAACACGCTGGTGTGCTACTAAATTTCATTATCCCCCCGTTGAATAGAATCCAGTTCCCTTAAAATGTACTGGTGTGGAGGACCATATACGAATCATTAGATTTCCGCAAGAGGTACAATCTGGTGGATTAGTCTCAGTTTTTTCTACCGTTAGTTTACAGGTCTTACATTCAAAATCATAGTAAGGCATTTATTTATCCTTACAATCTGCATAATGAAATGCAACTATATCTATTACTGCTTGGTCTATATCTAGATTAGAAGTACATATAACTTCAGAACAATTAGGACATTTAGCCTCTGAGTTTATTTTAGAATCCATTAATCACAATCCATTCCGTGGTCATCTATTGGGGTAGGCAGGGTAACTAGTGAGCCGCAATTAACACACTCACCATCTAAAAAGTAGAAGGCTATCTCACCATTTTCAAAGGCTACTATAGCAGTAAATAATTCTGAACCACATAAACAAAAGTCACCTATTGAATTACCACGTAGGTCCATTGCTTTGCTGTAATCTTTTTTAAATAAATCTTTTATCTCTTTAGGATTCTGTTCTGTCATCATCATCCTCTATATTATTTTCTACTATATCTACATCTGTATAGGTACGCCATCCACCTAGTATTCTGATTAAAGAATTAATTGCACGTTCAACTCGTTTACGTGCACCATCAGCAGATGTATTTAATTCCTTAGCCATCGTTGTCCACTCGTAGTTATCTGCAGTGAAACGTATTCTTAAAATATTTTGTTTGGCCTCTGCCAATTGATTGAATGCTTTTTCTATATCTGACCGTAGGACTAACCAGTTGTTACCATCTGTAACTTCACCTTTACCAAACTTAAAGTTAAGGTCTTTGATTTTATTGGGCAGTTCATAACTACCTGCAATAATAGATGGCAGAAACGCCTCGACAACTGAAGCGTCATAATAGTAAAGGTCTGCTAATTCATAGCCAGACTTAGCAGACTTTTCTTTTTCACAATAAGTTATTGCTGCATTGCGTAATGATTTAGCAATTAATTTTTCTTTATCTTTATCTGGTAACTTAGACCATTCTTTATATTTAACTGGATGGGTAACAAACCACATCCATAATGTCTGTCTAATATCCTCAGCATCAAGCATGGGATATCTTTTAAAATACTCGGAGGCAAGGGAGGATACAAGCAAGTCATACTCTTGTACCCACGCCTCACTCACTGGTTAGTCCGCACCTTCCCATTGTCCTCTTTGTACTAATAGTCCTATTATAGCATAGTTTGCACATCTACATCACTTGGATTCTTCATCTAATATCTCCCTAATACTAGTATCAAATTGTTCCATTGCTGCTGTTACTTGTATTTCATCTGTGAATTTTTTACCTTCTCCTATACTGCTAGCGTATATAGTTATACCTAGTAAGGTAAGCATACGCATAGCACTGTCTGGAGATTCTTCTATAGTTGTATAGATATCTCGTAGTGCACTAAGTATATCTAAACCTTGGCCATCTGATATGGCCAGGCCAACCATACGTTTATTTTGTCCTACAAAATCCCAGAAGTCTTCGTCATTTTCCCAAGCATTTTCTAATTCGCTCATCTATCCACTCCTTTCCTTCTTGAATAATGATGCTGTTTACATCATGTCCTTCTGGCATTTGCAGAAGATTAACATTAGTTAATTCCCTACTTAGTTTCTTACCAAATTCTAGTCCTGGATTATCACCATCTGCTAATACAATTACTGTTTCAAAATCATCTAGTATTTTACCGTAATATGGTTTCCAATTATTTACTCCTGGTATACCAATAGATGGATGGTTAGTCTTGGCTGATAAGACTATTGTATCTAACTCACCTTCGGTTACGCATATATAACTATCTGCTGTTAAGACTGCTTGTGCATTAAACATTGTAGTCTTAGCCCCAGGTACACCCATATACTTTGGTTCATCTGGATTGTCATTGATACTTCTAAATCTAATATCAACAACACCTGATGGTGTTATGTATGGAATTGCTAGTCTACCTTTATATGATTCGTGTCCTGGTAATGGGTCTTTAACTATCCCTAAATGAAATTTCTTTCCCTCTTCTACCGAGAGATGACGGGTTGAAAGATACTGCTCTGCGAGATGAAGATGCTTTGCGTATTCTTCCGCTGCTTGGTAAAGAAATGTCCTCTGCGAATTTGAGAGCCTCACTATAACTACCTCCTTGTTTGTATATAATTAAATCGTACACATCGCCTTTTACTTCACAACCAAAACATTTAAATCTGTTCTCTTCAAAATTAATTGCTGCAGATGCGTGACTATCATCGTGGAATGGACAACGCATCTTGCGCCAGCCATGCCCTTCGTTAGGCAGGCGGGCGCCTATATGTTCTAGGTAGGCAGCAACACTGTGCTTATCCATAACAATAATCCAATCAGTTCTTGTTGAAACATTGTGAGTAAAACTATTAATTCATTTAACAAGTTTTAACATTCCTTCTTTGTTGGTATGTTTTCTTACTATTACTAGTGCTAAATCAAAACAAAAGGCTGCTGTAAAATGTGTTTGTTCAGATAGTTTATCATCTTGTCCTTCATACATCAATCCTAAATTATTATGATACTTAACTTTTTCTTCTAGTTCATCTATAATATTTTTAATTTCTTCGTTCATCTAGTATCTCCTTTATTAGTTCTATCCATATCTTTGCTGGCATAGTTGCATACCATTCGCCGACATCTCCTTTACCTATTCGTTTGTGTATTACTGCACCTGTCCAGGCTTTATCGTTTTTGATTTCTACTTCTAGTTCTTTTACCCAAGCAGATAAATCTAAACGATAATGATTCTTTACTTCTATAACTACACCGTTAACCCCTGCGATATCGCCTTTGTCTAACTGTGAGCCTGCAATCCTGCGCTCTGCATAAGGGAACCATTTCTTTAACCATTTAACTACATCTGCTTCTGCTTTGGAACCTTTTGCTTTGCGTGGATTACTCATCCTAACTCCTGTTGTTGTGGCATATAACGAATCATAACATCATCTAGATGCATAGACTCTGGATTAAATGAAAGAGTTACATAGTTGTTTCCTGTTTGGTCAGCCCTGCCATAACGGTTTTTAACTGGGGCTACACACAAAAAGTTGTCGTCTCCTTGTTTCATCTGCCCAATAGTTAATACCATTGCTGGTATCTGGTTAACTAAACCTTGAATAGATGACCGTGATTGACAAGGGTAGCCATCAAATCCTTCTTTAGTATGGTGCAATACAAGCACTGCTGCGTTTGTATCTCTGGCTAGATACTTGAGTTCTTTCATTGCTGCTCGCATACCTTGGAACTCTTCGTGTCCATCCATTGCTATGTCCATTAGATTATCTACAACTATAAGTGTAGGGCTTCTGCCCCATACTGTTTCAAATGCAGAGACTTCTTCATCTAAATCTTTTAATGTAGGTGTAGATTCAAATGACCAGAACAAATGATTGTTTAATAATAATATTTCATTTGCTTTGTCTGGGTCTTTCTTTAGTAAGTTCTCTGCCATTGCTTGACTCATATTACCTGCCATTGCAATTAAACGCATAGCCATAGTATGAGCATTAGTGTCTGCGCTGAAGTAAAGTGTTGGCAGTTTAGTTCTGGCTGCAATTGCTAATGCAATTGATGATTTGCCTGCACCTGGTGTGCCTGCTATGACTGTTACTTCTGCTCTGCGTAGTATGATGCCTGCTCTTTCAAATGCCTGGAAAGCAGGGGGCAATGGTTCGCCCCCCACCTCGGCTTTTTTAATTGAGCGCTTAAGTGTTTTCACTTAACCTGGTCTGGAACGAATGTGTTCCAGGCTGAGTCGCTGGTCTTTAGATAAACATTTTTACATTTATCAAATGCACCTTTTGGTGCTGGGCAGAAATAACCACGATACATAGAACCATCTTTACCTGTTCCTTGTATTGCTGTCATCTTTCCATGTGGACAATTGCGTCCACCAAGCGTAGTAGTTGAGTTATCTATTGGACTGATACTAGCGCCTAGTGCTGATGCAACTTGTCCTACTGTCATGGGTGTTGGTATTGCGCCACGGATTGCTTTCTCAAGTTCCATTGTGGCTGATGTAATTGCATCTAATCCTTCAGCAACTATTGTATCTAGTTCTGTTCCGTTTTCTGCACGGACTGTTACTAAACTACCTGCTGCTGTTTTGATTGTGATGCTGATTGGTGCTTCTGAGTGAGACACTATTTGTTCTCCTGTTCGAACGGATAGGATAGACCTTTTTGGTCTCTCCATTTTCTTGCTTTCATTGCGAATTGTAAACCTTTAAAGCCTTCATTGATGTTAACCCACATTAACTTACATGTACCTGTTCCTGCAGGTAAATGTATAATGATTGCTTTATCTTTGTTTACTTCTCCCCAACTGCCACGGGTTGCCGTAGCCGCATCATACGGCAAGCCGTTGGCGTATATAGCCAACTGTATTGCTATGTTATTAGGATGGTCTACTCGACCT